GTCAGCAGTTAAAGCAGCATTACCAAGTGCAACATTTGCGCTGCCTTCTGTCAAAGCGTCTGCTGATAATCTACCGACAGCAGTATTTTGAGCGCCAGAAGTGTTTAATCTTAATGCATTAAGCCCGATAGCAGTATTATTTGAAGCCGTAGTGGCTGTTTTTAAAGCCTCAAATCCAATCGCTACATTACCATCACCAGTAGTAATCGCAGTACCAGCCTCATCGCCCACGACCACGTTGTAGTTACCGCCAGAGGCTATTGAGTTACCTGCGTTGACGCCTGCTCTGAAGTTAGATGTGCCTGCTGAAGCAGTGATAATATCTGCACCATCCGCAAATGTTACGTCAGCAGCAAAGTTTACGGCACCATCAACATCTACAATGTCTAGGTTTGTTGTACCGTCTACGTCAATGTCACCAGATATGTCTAAGGCTGTACCTATCAGTGTTTGTGTAAATGTAACTTGTCCATTGGCAGCTATGGTCATTGCATCTACATCTGAGGCAGAGCCAATAGTCTTGCCATCGCCAATGATTATATCGTCAGTAAATGTGGCAATGCCTGTTACACCAAGGGTTTCACCGATTGTGGCTAATCCAGTAACTGCTAAATCATCACTAACTGTCAGATCATCGACAACTGTAGTTCCTGCTAAGTTAACAGCAGTAAGAAGATCGTGAACAACACCACCTGATCCCAAGCCGTCTGTCGCAATAACTTTAGTCTGACCCGCAGGAATGATTACATTTGCGCCACTTCCACAGGTAAAAGTCAAAGCCGCAGCCGTTGCGTTATACATGAACCAAGTTTTAGAAGAAGTGTTTGGCAACAGACTAACAGTACAAGCCTGACCACCGCCTGTGAGCTTTAGCCCAAGGCATCTATCTGCGTCCAGCGCACCGTCTGCAATCGTAATGTTGTCCGTTGAAGCATTCGCAATAGCTCTAGTTCCCCAAGCAACTGCCTGACCGATTATTTCAAGGTTTGTGTTCGTTGTATCGCCCCAAGTACCAGACTGTTCTCCAGTGCCGATTTCCTCAAGGCGTAAATTGTTTACATATGTACTAGCCATGTTTTAATTCCTATGCTGCAACCTCACTCCAAGATATAGAGGAGGAAGGGTTAATTGGGTTATAGTTCGGATTTTGACTAGGAACAACATCGCTCCATACCAAAACCTGAATAGGCGTCACAGATGCCGTGGCAGAAAGCCCAGTAACATCTACATTTGCGTCTGCTGTAACAAGTGTGGAAACATCTCCAACTTGTCCAGTACCAGCTACACCCACCAAGGTTAGGTTCGCTGTTCCTACCACCGTAGCCGCGCCGGGAGAGCCTGTGGCTGCAATCCCCGTGACGGCTACATTAGCGGTTCCTGTAATGGTAACTGCGCCAACAGAGGCCGTTGACGCTAGGCCAGTTACAGGTTGTACGGCATTTGCCACAACAACAACAACATCACTAGCAACAGAAGCTGTTGCTCCGGGTACAGCTACATCGTTGCCCCAAGTGCCACCATTCCAACCTTGGCTAGAAGAGTTCCACCCTAAATAGGCAACGACCATATCAGTCATTAGGCTATCCTAATAATCGCGTTACTTGCATCCGCTGTTGGAAATACAACAGTAAATGTGCCATTGCTGGCTGTTTTATCTGCACCAAAGTCCAGAACAATTACAGAAGGATCACCTGATGCTGTGTCGTTAAAGATTAAAGCGCCACGAGCCGTAAAACTTGCTGAACTAAAAGCAGCATCAGCGAAATCTGTTAATGCGGTAGTTCCAGAAGCTGAAGGGTTTACATTCGTTAAAGCCACACCCTTCGCAGAATATGCGCTACCAGCAGTGTTGCTGATTTCATTAGTGGAAGTGTACGCCGTAGTTGCCGCAGTAAATGTTGCGCTGTTAGTATAAAGTGCCAAATTAAACGTGTTACCGCCGCTGGCTAAAAAGTTGTGCTTGGCCTCAAGAAGCTCTTTCTTAAAGCTCGTACACATGAAGTTACCGTTAAAGGCCATGTCACAATCTCCTTATTAGTGATGCAAGCTCTGGGTGTCCTGCATCGGTTAATGCGTTATATACAGTAGTTCTGTCGTTTTGCACAGCATCAGCTAGATAAAACTCTATTAGTTTAACTATACGCTGTCTGAAGGCGTGTGCTTGTTGTTGAATTGCAGGATGAGCGCTATCAGAAACAGAAAGAATCTTATCTGCGCATCGCTCTGCAATCTCTTCAGGATTAAAGCCCCTTCCGTTAGAGGTGTGAACCTCTACTTTGTAATCGTCAGGTAGGCCAATATTCATACTAGGTATCATGTTTTCTCCCTTAGTATCATGCCAGTGCGATAAGCATCGGTGACTTCTTGCGATTCACCAAAGTTTTTGACACGAGACATCGCTTCAGTAAACCTTTGAGTGTAATTTTGTACTAAATCAGCCTCACCCTTCATAAAGGTGTAAGCCTCAATCAATGAGCCGTACAAAAGAGCTACAGAAGCGTTCGTACTTAACCAAGTTGTGCCAGAATCAGCACCAGCGGTGAGGCTGGCTGGTCTGTAGAAGTAGTGAAGCTCCACTGAATAAGCCGCATCAGGGGTTGGGGCCAATATAAAGTGAGTTATATCGTACTGAGCGTAGTATCTTGGCTCTCCAGTAGTAGCATTGTTCGGGTTGAATGACTGAAGGAAGTTAACGTCCTTAAATAACATAAATTCTTTAACGCTATCTTTGGTGTAAGACAGGCTAAAAGGGGCCAGAAAGTCGTTAGGAAGCGTAAGAAACTGAGAATTGGTGTTATCAGCAGAATATGGGGTAAGAGTACCTGTCTGATTCTTCCTAAAAACCTCAAGTTGAGCGATTTTTAATATTCTTTCCTCAGTATTTTTTATAAAAATGTCCAAACTATTCACAAAAGTTGTCTCTGTGTTCTCAGTATAGTTCTGAATAGCTGTTTTTAATTCTGCATATGTAAAGCTCATGATATATTCACCGTTACGCTACCGACTGAACCAGCCGCGAGTAAGTTATTAGGGGTTAAACCGCCGTCATCTGCCCGTCCTACTGGATTGTACCCCCATTGAATGTTTCTTTGTTCAGATAAATTCTGTTCTGGACGTGGGTTTCTAAGCGATTGTGCGTCAGGAACTGACCTTAAAGGCTCAAGTTGCGGTTCTTTCCTCTCCCACTCGTCTTTTCCCACTAAAAGGCCGTTCCACTCCCTTCTCATGTCTCTTAGGCGATAACGGAACCCTGAACGATCAGATATGCCGTATGCAAATTTGCCTGTGGCATATTTAGACATATCGGTAATTCCTTAAATCTGGAGCAACGCGGAAGGATGCACGATCTCTATCTTCGTCCATTGCGCGATTTAACTCCTCCTCATACACTGTTTTGAGCATTTGAACACGGTCTGGAGCGCGTTTTAAGGCGATATAATAGGCCAAACCAGCCGCTAAAGCAGGGTAAAAACGGAAGGGAACTTGGGTAGTATTGGTGTAAATATCGGCATCATCTATGCGTATTAGGGCGTCATATAGGACCACATCGGTACTATTATCGGGTAAAGGCCACAATTTAAGCACTGGATTTATCTGTCTATCAACAAAAAACTGCGTAGAGCGTCCAGTAGTGGTTTTTGTTGGAATACTGAGGTATTCATCACGACTAATGCGGCTTAAAGAGAAATCAGTGCCGTCTCTGCGCACAACAAGGGATAATATGTCGATTACGTCAGCACCTAAAGGCTCGTCACCATCTCCAGAGGTTACAGTGAAGTTTCTTTGCGCAATAGTCCATTGATTAAGGCCACGATTGGCCCAATCAGCAAATAAAAGGTTCAAAGAGCGCTTTGCAGTCTTTAAATCGTACCCTGTTCGCACCTCTAAGCCGCAACGCTCGAAAGCCTCTTCAATGTAGTCTGCTACATCTAATTCAAAGTCCTTGGAGCCTGATACGGTCATGTCATTCCTCGTTATAAAGGTTATCGAAAACCTTGTTAACATCTAATGTGTAGTCTAAATCAGATTTAGAATAATGTATATGCTGAGATGGCTTGAAATCAGGAGCGCCTTCTCCCGTTTGGAACCACGCAGGGTGCGTTACGCGCACACGATTGTTAGGTAAGGCAACAATATTGCCCGTCCATTCACCAGCATCTAATAGCTGGAGTACATGGTTTTGTTTATGCTGCGCTGGATCATCCGCAACCTCGCTATCTGTGTAATCAACGGTAAATAGATACTTTGCAGCGTGCATTTCACCATTAATTTTCGCCATCCACGGGCAAGGAGTGGTTCTATCCATAACATAGACAGAATGAGTATGAGAAGCGCAATCCCAAGGCTGTGCGTCATATGTTTCCATAGGTTCAGGCCATTCTTCTAAGGGAATGTCACCTACAAGTGCAGTTATTGGCATTCTAGCCCACATTGCACCACCATGCACTGTGTCTTCATCTTCGCCTTCGGCCTCATTTCCAGTAAATATAACCTGAAAACTCAAGCATCTGTTTGGTATTGTTGTTACACCAATGACCATAGCGTGCAGGAATTCGCCGTGATAACCCTCGTGGTTGTGAGTATATTCACGACGAACCCATGCTTTAAAATAAGGTATATTGCTGTGTAAATAAGCCATTTATTATGCTTTTATTACCTTCATACCCATTTTCTTAGCGGCGGACCTAAGTTGTGCAACTGTCATTTTACCACCAGCGGCTCCACCTTTGGACATACGGCGAACTGTTTTACCGCCTGCTGATCCACCTTTGGACATTTTCTTAACTTTACCACCGTTTCGGTAGCCTTTTTTCTTCATAGCCATGATAAACTCCTTATGATTGGCTTACAGCGCCTGTTGTACGCTTTCTTCGGTTGGACATTATTTTACCGCAACCTCTTGCAACAGCAGTGCCGGGTACACTTTTGCCACCAAACTTACGTTTAGATTTACTCTCTATGATACCACCACCATTCTTTTTTACAACTTTGGCTCTTTTGGTATTAGATACCACAGTTTTCCCTTTTGCTCCCTCGCGTTTTTTCTTTTTAGCGGTAGAGGCACGTTCTTTTTTAGACAAACTTTGTGCTTTGCTACGAGGCAAACAACGATCAGGGTTTTTTTTATTCTTAGATGTACCGCACTTACCTTTTATCTTACCGTCAGTGCCGATACGAACCCAATCTTGATCTACCCAATCTTTAAGCGCACCCATTAGCTTTTCTTCTTTTTCTTACCCTTTGCGCCTTTAGCGTAATTAGGGTCTTTGCAGTATTTAGAAGCCGCCATATTCGCGTAAGCACTTGGATATGTATCAAATGTTCGTTTAGCCCATGCTTTTCCAGCAGGACATATTTTACTGCCTTTAGATTTCTTTGAAGCTGCCCCACCCTTCCTAAAGTAACTTAAACCTCTAGGCATATCGTCCTTTTTTTGGGGTGGTTTGGTAATTTGATTGCTCATTTGACTACGACCTATTGCCATTTAACACTTCCAACGCTTGCGAGCTTGCCTTAAACGGCTGTTAGGGTCTTTAGCCGCTTTTGGAAACTTTTTCATTTGTCCTGCTGAACGTGCGCAATAAGACTTACGCCGTTTAGCATCTTTACTTCCCTTTTTAACCTTCCCTGTCACTGCTGTTTTCAGCTTAGAGCCGGGGTTTTTACTACGATATGCCTTTACGCCAGCTTTTGTCATTCCCGCCCCAGATTTCGTGGGGCGGAAGTTCTTTTTGTTGCGCTTCGGCATTTTATCCGAACTTTTAGCCATATTCTTTCCGCATAGACATAATTATTGTATAAGTATCTGCGCTAGTGTGGCCTACAGTCGTGAAAAGGACATCACCAGTTTTGCCGCTTCCAGAATTGTTTGAAAGACCACCAAAATTAGTGTAATCTTGATTACCACTTTGGTTTTCACCTAACTCAATACAGAAA